GTGAGGTGACAGAGGCAGAGGCACGGAGAGCTCTTAAGCGGCTCAAGCGCAGGGTGTCTACCTATGTGGACGTGTCTGGAAGTAAGTACGACCAACTGCGGAGCCTCCTCCATATCGGCGATGACCTGTGGAACGCCGACAGGATCACGGAGGAAGCCGGCGGCGCGATGAGGCAAGTGGCAAGACAGCGGCGCCAAGTCGACATCAAGGCTGTCCCGCTCCTCGGCCTGGACGAGCTGGGCAAGGTGAGGGCCGGCTCCGTCTACATGCAAAAGAACTTGGCCAACGCGCTGAACACCTACGGGAAGGCGGCGGCGGCAGCACGCGATGCGGACAAGTTCATGCAGGGGACCGTCTTCGTGAAGGCCAACCTGACCTCGCGCCAGCTCACCACGCTCAAGAACAACGTGGTGTCCAACGTGATCATGCAGGCGGTGCGAAGGGGAGACCCGTTTGTATTGGCCCGCATGGTCCACGATGTCATCAAGTACAAGATGTTCGAGCGCGGGGGGAAGGGCCTCTCAGAGGCTGACATCAAGATGTTCCAGTCCCTGTCTGACTCAGGGAAGATCAACACCTCATTCGTGGACGCCGAGATCTCTGCGCTTAACAGGGGGGGCGTGCTCGAGACACTCTCCAGGGGCGAGTCGGGCAAGGCTTTTAAGATTGGCCCGTCTATGAAGAAGTTCCTCGAGAAGCTGAACCTTCCCCAGAAGGTGATCGAGGACGTGTACCGGTTCTCAGACGAGATGTTCAAGATCGAGGAGGGGGTCCGGTCCTACAAGCAGATCGACAGGTGGCTCAACACGCTCAACGACGGGGACTTCATCGATCTGAAGGTTAGCCCGGTCAGGAAGGTGCGGCTCGTGAAGCTTGGCACCGACATGTTCGAGCTCGACGGCAGGACGCTGTCCGCAGATAGGTTGAGAGCCGTCATGGGCAAGGCGTCGATGCAGGTAGGGGAGGATCTCTTCTTCAACTTCTTCGACGTGGCTGACTGGGCGCGAACAATCCGAATCACCAGGGGTGTCGCTCTCGCCTCTCCCTTCTACACGTGGTTCTCCAAAGCGCTCGACATCCCCTTTGTGAAGAAGGGCCTACTGAGCGAGATCTACCGGGGGAGCCCCTCGGTCAACACCAACAATGCCACCATCCTCGCAGAGATCGCGGCCAACCAGACGCGCATAGGATCCACCATGGACATCGCCGCCGCGTATGGGCGCCACGAGCCCTACGATTCGGACGCGATGAAGACGCTGCGTAAGACGATGGGATGGGGTCGGGGCACCCAGGCTGGCGTGATTGACCTGTACTCCCAGGCAGACCTCATTGCCGGCTACGTCTCTCTTAATCAGGGCAACCCATGGGGGCCGACGGACCTGATATTCCGCGCCATGGAGGGCGGGACAGACGCGCTCCTCGACGCGGTTGGGCAGGGCCCAGGAGCGGAAGACCTGGCCGAGCTCTATAGGCGCGCGCCCACCGACAAAGAGCTGGAAGACTTCAAGACGTCGCTGCGGGAAGACCTGACTCCCACCCAGAGAAAGGCCGAGATCGCAGCCTACACAAAGAAGGGCAGGCTGGACGTTGGCCTGGAGGGGTTGTCCCCTGAAGATCGAAGGAAGACGCTCCTCCGCCGAAAGGAAATCCTGCGCCTGGTGTCGGGCGAGAGGGGCCTCTCTCTAAGCGACGGACTGGACTTGGTCGGGCTGGCTGGCTCACCGATTCTGGAGATCTGGCACCTCGCCGCCGAGGCAGAGAAGCGGGACAAGGATGTCAACTGGACCCACGCAGCGATGAGGTTTGCAAACATGATGGTGGGCGGCACGTATGCCAAGGCCTACGACTCAATGGTGGGCGGCGTTGCTCCGCATCACGCGCTGACCTCGAGGTATGCCTTCCAAGACCCAATCGCTGGGGAGGAGGAGGCGTTTATCAAAGGCGCCATCCGCAAGGTAACTGGCGTGGGATGGCAACCAAAGAACGTGAGGAAGCGCGGCAAGCAGTACTTCAAGAGACTCGAACAGCGCTGGGACGAAGCGCTCGTGGCGCCAATAACCTCCAACATCAAGAGCCTCCTTAAGAACGAGTCTGACACCTCGGTGGGCCCAGACGCTAGAGCGGATGCGAAGGCGGCCAGGAAGAACGCCGAGAAGTTCAAAGAGAGGATCCGGCTCATCATCAAGGCTGAGATAAAGTCTATGGCGGCTGAGCACAAGCGCCTCATCGATGACATCGTCCTGAGTAAGAAGGACCAAGAGGATGAGCTCCCCGTCGGGAAGCGTGGCGATTGGCTCAGGGAAGGAAGGACCGGGACGTTCAACATAATGAAAGGAGCGCGCTGATGCAGATCACATCTCACTTCAACCTGGGCGAGTTCAAGTGCAAGGACGGGACCGAGGTTCCCGACGACCTCCAGGGCAACACCATCGCGCTGGTGATGGCGCTCGAGCACCTGCGTGGAGAGGTCAACGCGCCCATCACAATCATCAGCGGCTACCGCACCCAGAAGTACAACCGAGAATGCGGTGGCGCCACCAACAGCCAGCACCTCAAGGGGAAGGCGGGGGACATCCGCGTTCTTGGGTTCGCCCCGTCTGACGTGGCAACCATCCTCGAGGAGCTCATCGCCAGCGGCACGATCCCCCAGGGCGGCATTGGGATCTACGAGATGCAGAACTTCGTCCACTACGATGTGCGGGGCAAGAGGGCTCGGTGGAAGGGATAGATGGAGGCCGACTTCACCAACACCCTGATCGAACAGGGCATCCTTGGGCTCTGGTGCATGTTCATGATCTTCCTGTACCACCAGAGCAACAAGCGCACAGAGCGGATCGAGAGGCAGCGAGAGGTCGACCGCAAAGAGGCCGACGAGCGCCTGGGCACCCTCATCAGCAAGGTCGATGCGATCATCACAAGGCTGGACAACTTCACTTCTCGCTTCGATGAGAAACTCCAAGAGGATAAGATGCGCCAGATGGTTCGCGAGGCGAGCCGCACGAGGGTCAAAACCGAAACGAAGGCACAGTAATGGATTGGCTTAACCTTGAAACCGTCAGCTGGGAGCGCGGCGCACTGCTTGTGTGTGTCTGTAGCTTGGTCTCGAGCTCTATCACTGAAGCGTTGCGACAAACGCTCAACGGCTACCTCCTCTACCGGGAGCTAGACCGCAAGCAGTGGTGGAAGCCCGGACTGCTCCGCACGTTTGCTGTCACGTGCGCCGCGCTCTCCGGCTTTATCTTGGGCGGCAACATCCTGGGCGCTGCGCTAGGCGTGGCGGCTGGCGGCCTGACGACCACCATCGTGGCCGCGGTGAAGGATGCCATCAGGAAGAAGGCAAAGGCCGAGGCTGACTTCTGATGTCGGACTGGGTCACCAGCATAGCCGGGATCCTCGGTGTCTTGGTCGCAACCTTGGCCGTGATGAGCCGCGTCGAGCGGTCCAAGCGCGTGCGTGCAGAGAAACGGGCAGACGTGTTCGAGCACCAGGCAAGCCTCGCCCGAGATACGGCCCGTGTCCTTCACGACGTAGCCATGGAGCGCGACGGCGAACTGCGTGCGCTCGAGCAAGACGCCGAGACTAAGCGAGCTCGCGTTGATGACTCGAGCGAGGAGCTCAAGAAGGCGGAAGGAAGCCGCGACCGCATTGCGGGTCTGTGGAACAAGACATTCGGAAAGGAGGATCCCAATGGCTAACTGGATCAAGGGCGCCATCAAGCGGCCAGGAGCTTTCACTGCCAAGGCCAAGGCGGCCGGTGAGAGCGTGGCTGAGTACGCCAAGGACGTGACCAAGAAGGGATCGAAGGCATCGCCGCGCACGAAGAAGCAGGCGGTGCTAGCCAAGACCCTCCGCAAGATGTCGGCTCGGCGTAAGGCCGCCAAGGAGATGAGCTGATGCCGATCATTATTCCTGGGGGAGGAGGGTCTCCCACACGTCGCCGATCTATGGTTCGCAAGCGCAGGGCGCGTGTGCCAACTGCTGACACCAAGTCCTTCCTGTTCGATGGCACGAGCGACTATGTGTCTCAGGGCAACACGGGCATTGGCTACTTCGGGCTGAACGATGTAAGCATGGGCCCTTGGACTGTCTCTGTCTGGTTTAAGACGTCCTTTTCGTCCAGTTACCAGTGGCTTTGGAGCATCTACGACGCCGGTTACAGCGACTGGGCTCGCATCTTCCTCGGTATCGGCGCCTCTGGCTACTCCATCATCTATCAGACGAACAGCACCCCGTTTGCTTGGGACGGGACCATGGGCGTTGGCGGCACGGGCGCGAACCCGTATATCGGGCAGGCAGCGGGGGGCGCCTCTAACCCGCTGTGCGATGGCAACTGGCACCACGTCTCGGTAACGTGCGAGGGCGCTAGCAGCACCGGCAAGCTAAAGTTGTATGTAGACGGGTCGCTAGCGTCTACCGGGACGCAGGCTACCGCCGTCGTAGACCCTGACCGCATCCAGAGGGTTAGCGGGTACGACTACAACGACACGCTGAACTTCAATGGCAACGTGGCTCAGGTGACCCTCATCAAGAGCGAACTGAGCACGACCGACATCACCTCTCTCTACAACGGTGGCAACGGCGCGAACCCATCACCCTTCTCCCCCTACCAGTGGTACAGGTTCGGAGACGACCCGAGCGACACCACAACCCTGGTAGTGGACAACGGCTCCTCTGGAGTTAATCTCACAGGATACGGGCCACCAACCATCGTAACGGACGCACCACCATGAGCAACACCTACAAGGTTGTCCCCTCGTCAGATGCGCCGTCAGAGATGGCGAAGCCCATATGTGAGACAGCCAACCCCCGCTACTCTCTCGACGACTCGCTGGCCATGCTTAGGTATAGCGCCGCTACTGACGGCTCCATCACCCACGCCAACGCCATGGCCCTTCTATCCACTGAAGCCTGGACGCTGCCCCCATCTGACATGGAGATACCCCAATGAGTACACCGTTCCCCCTAGCAGTAAATGCGAATACACCCACCATCGATAGCAACTTCTGCATCGTTGAGGTTGGCAGCAACGGGTCTACTACGGACCTAATTGACGCCGTGGAGACAGAGATCGCGACTGAGTTTGCAGCAGCCGGGGTAACCGCGCCCCCTAAAGGCACGATCAAGTCCATGCTGATCAGCAACGATCACGCCACGGAGAAGTGCTACCTCAAGAGCAAGTTCATGACGAGCGGCGTCAGCCGAGGCATCCTGCTTGATGCCGGGGACGCCATATTCTTGGCCCTTGGCAGTAGTCACCCTCCAGCATCCAACGCCATTGAGTTTGCCGCAGCTGGAGTCTGCACGCTCTCTGTGGCCTGTTTCTACTGATGGCTAAAGACCGAGACGTAATAGCCGAGGCGACTGACGCAGAGGGCACCAATGTTGGTGTCGATCTGATGAACATCCTAAGCCCAATGGGACAGCGCGGTAAGGGAGCCTATGGGGACGTGAAGTCTCCCCCTCGCCCAGGCACACGCGAGCCGCAGATGAGCGAGGACCAGCTCGTTGATATGCTTCGCCGAAAGCTGGGCTCTGACTTCAACGCCGCCATGGGAATCCCCGTCCACCAGTGGGGTGGGGAGTGGAAGAAGTCCAGCAATGACATGAAGGCGCGCATTCGTGCGGTCCAAGAGGTCTTTGCGGACATGCAGCGCCTACGCATGACAACCACCGAATACGATGACGGTGAGGACATTGTCCTGTGACCACCCCAGTCGTCGCCCTCCTCCTGGTCACCCTTTCCAGTCCGTGCGTGGATTCCTTTCCTCTCAACCAGGGGGAGGCGGCGTCCTGTGACGGGCTCCTGGTGCCAGAGGGCCAAGCCTTAAAGGCGCTGGGGTGCCTCACCGTAGAGCTCCCCCGGTGCAAGGTGGACCTCGACACGACGAAGCGCAGGGCGCTCATTGTTGACGGGGCAAGCGCAGCCAAGCTCGAGGCGCTCAACACCCACATCATGGGGTGTGAGAGGGCGCTCATCGAGGCAGCATCGGTAGAGCCAAGGGCGTGGTGGGATAGCCCAGCGATGGGGTTCGGGGCTGGCGTGGTCGTGACCGCAGCAACGGTGATCGCCCTGCTGTTTGGGCAAAAGTAAACCCGCTAATCTCGTGAGGGAGCTAGCGGGCCTACAAACGAACGCGGAAACACCGCACCGTGCATCCTGAGCCACACGGCTATGTTGTATACCGACTCAGGCCGGATCTCCGATACTAACTCAGTACCTGTACTGGCGCGAGGTCTTCGTGGATACCACCTTGTAGTAGACGTCCGGGTGCTCTGCGAGAAGCGTTCCGTAGTCCACCGCCTTGCGCTCCATGGAGTACGAACTGATGACCCGCTCTCCGTCAAAGACGCCTGCGCCTCCGGTCCCCAGGTGGTTCTTGATTCTCACGTCGAGCTCGGCCAGCTCCCTCTTCAGGGACTTGATCTCATCCTTGAACTTGCGGGCCAAGACGATGTCGTCCATCACCGCGTCCATGTCGATGATCTCCTCCTCGTGACTACGCGGGAAGCGCTCGGCTACGACGTCGCCATCACGCCCACCCACCGCCGGCTCGATGTCGGCAGTGACGTGAGTCTCGAACCAGCCGGGGAGCATGCCAACCATCATGTCTTGGATTGACGGGTCGGCCGAGATCGGGATGAGGAAGAAGTCCTTGTCGCAAAGCGCGGCGAGGTGGGCCCGCTCGAGCCCGGTGACCAGCATCTGGAACTGCACCTGGACCCACCAGCCCTCGGTCGCCGTGCCCTCTTCGACCTCTCCCGTGTCCTGCCACGCGCGGAGCTCCTTCTTAAGGTAGGAGCCCGCGTGCTTCGCCTCGACGATGACGGGCTTGTCCAGCGGGTGGAGGCCCAGGCCGTCGAGGTTGCACGTGAGCAGCGGGTGGTCGGGGTGGGCCAGTACGAGGTCAGGCTTGACCACCTCGAGGCCGAGCTCCTCGGCGGCAAGGCTCAGGATGAGAGGCTCCATCACGTGGCCGAGCTGCATCAGGAAGTTCTGCTCGATGACGCGTTTGCCCGTCTTCACTTCCCACGTCTTGTAGGGTGAACCGTAGCGCCCCATCGACATGATCCCAGCAGCATCGGAAGACCCGATGGACTTGTGGCGTAGCTCCTGCCAGTCACCCTCGGTGAGCTTCGTAGCATCGGCGACAACGACTGCGTGTCCTATCTCCATTGTTCTCTCCATTCCGATCCAGCTGGATCGCGGTGGATCCAGCTGGATCGGTTCACGACCCTAGAAGGGCAGGTTGTCGTCGTTCCAAGTGTTGGCAGGGCCCTTGGCCGGAATGACGCTCTCGACGGTGGCACCACCGACAATCTGACCGGGCTTGAGCCCAGACCCGGCGAGAGGCTTGGCCCCCCGCAGCTCGTTCTCGTTCTCACCGGGCTGGTTGCGCTTCTCTTTGACCGAGAGGCACACGATGAAGCGCTTGTCGTGGAGAGCCTCGACAGGCGAGCCGGCGACGAACTTAACCTGCGGGATGCCGATGGCCGCCTGAATCTCCTTGACCGCCGCGCGGCTGGCGCGAGGAGTCTTGAAGCAGTTGACGATGTTCGGGCGCACGTTGACCTGGCGCTCGGAGCCGTCAGGCAGAGTCACGTGCATGCCCAGCCACAGGTAGGTGCCCGACTTGTCGACCTTGCAGCCGCGAGCCTTCTCCTCTGCGGTGATGGGAGTCTCGACGCGCGCCTCGTAGTCGTAGATGGCACGCACGAGAGCGCCCTCCTTGTCATAGACGATGTCGCGGCGCGTGAGATCGTAGCTCGAGGCCTTGATGACAGCCGGGTAGTCGCCGGCTGGCACGGGCTGGTTCGAGATGGTTGGACCCTCGTCTTCAGAGGTGTCGAGAATGAGGTTACGCATATCCATTAGGTGGTCTCCTTTACAGTGCTTTGAAGGTAGGCGAGAGAGGGCTCAATGTAGGTGTCGAGGGTCGACACCCGGCTCTTGGCGACGTAGCCCTCGCTGGGCTGCGTCTGAAGAGATCTGCGGACGGTGCCCTCCTCATCGGTGAAGGTCCGCAGGGGAAACAGAAAGTCGAAGTAGTGACCCACCTTGTGGCTCAGCTTCTGGCCGGGGCACGACGGACCCATGAAGACATCGGTACCGCTGGTGTCCCGCTCCATCTTGGCCGTCATGACCACGTTGAGAGGCAGATCTCGGAACTGGCGCACGAGGTCCAGCATGCGGTTCTGCATCTCACCGTAGGCCTTGCGAGGGTCTCGGTTCTTGCTCAGTTCATACGAGAGGCAGACCTCGCAGATCTCAGAGAGCGAGTCGAGGATCACCCACGTGAACGGGTAGGTGCCCGACTGCAAGTCCACCAGGACGGCGGCCAAGTCGGGCAGGCTCGAGATCTCCACCGCCGTGAGGTCGAAGCCAGACAGCGTGAGCAGTCCAGCCTCCGCACTAATCACGACGGTGCGCTCCGGGTCTGGGGTGGTGGAGGCGAGGTATGTCTTCCCGCACCCAGCCGGCCCATAGACCAGCACTTTGAGCCGGTCAACGCCGGCTCCGCGCGTAGTGGACGCGCGTTCTTTGATAAAACTCATCGGTAGAGAGGCTCCAGGTGGTCGGCTAGAAGGATCGTGCCAGTTCGATGATCCGACCGATGGCATCGGAACTGACTTGGTGACTGCTGATGGGGCGGTCCTTCAAGATGACGAGCCAGCGGTCGGCGAGCTCGCCCAGCTGGTTGTCGTGGACCTTCACCTTTTCGATTCGGAATCCCATCTCGAGCGCTTCTCTGAGGGAGAGCTCTGGTATATCGGATGCGTTTCTCATTACTTCACCTCACAAGGAAGGCATCTATACCATCCTTTGATCTGACAGTACGTCATGGGTTGCGCGCAGTCGCCGC